TTGATTTGGCGTCCACAAGAGATTTGTCGGCTTTGACTTTAGTATTTCCAATGGACGACGGAAGTATTCATGTGCTACCTTTTTATTGGTTGCCGGAAATGACCGCGCATGAAAGAGGTCGAAAAGATAAGGTGCCGTATGTGGAGTGGGCGCGTCAAGGATATATTCAGCTCACTGAAGGAGATGTACAAGATTATGATTATATCAGGCATACGATTAACGAATTAGCACTGAAATATAGAATCGTATCAATTTCATTTGACCGCTGGAATTCAAGTCAATTAGTCAACAACCTTACTGATGACGGAGCCAATCTATCACCATTCGGTCAAGGTTACGCAAGTATGTCTGCTCCAACAAAGGACTTGGAGAAAATGGTGTTAAAGAAAAATGTAGTTCACGGTGGTAATCCTGTGTTAAGATGGCAAGTACAAAACGTGCAACTCAGGACGGACCCAGCTGGAAACGTTAAAATTGATAAGGCTAAATCATCAGAAAAAGTTGATGGTGTAGTAAGTTTAGTGATGGGAATCGGAGAATGGATGACGAACGACACTGGGACCTCGATATACGACCAAAGAGGAATCATTGGAATATGATAAAAAGATATCCAACTGAAATACTTGATATGCTAACGCCGGAAGGATTTGACGCTAGATATCATTATCATTGTAAGTTTACTAAAACCTATCAAGCGGCATACGAATTGACTGAGCTTGAATTTTATGATTACTTTCAGATGAGGCGGTACGCGTCTTTCAATTCTTTCAGGGTGAGCCACAACAAAAGAGTAATCGGCTCAATTATAAAGCGCGTAAACAATTAACGAACATCTAGTGTATATTGTTCTACATTTCGATAGATAATTGCGTAAACGCACTAAAAAGTGGCTTAAACGACAAAAAAGAAACTCATTTACACTCGGCTTAAAATTATAATTGTATTTTTGTAAAAATAACCGACAACAATCAATGGGTATACTTAACAGAATCAGTGATATTTTTAGTACTTCAGACAAAAGGTCATCAGCGCCTTACATTGACCCAAAAACTTGGATGCAAAACGCGTCATCAGGCGCAGTAGTTAACAGTGATACGGCAATGTCGTTTACGCCGGTTTGGTGTGCAGTAAAACTTTTATCAGAAAGCGTTTCACAGATACCTTTATTTGTATGCGAACGATTATCTGATGGTGATATTATCAAGCTAGATGACCACCCTCTTACAAGGATATTATCAAGAAACCCAAACGCTTATCAGACAAAAATCGACTTCTTCAGCAAGGTTATGGTTGATTTATGTCTTGAAGGAAATTCTTATGTGTACATAGAGCGTAACGGAGCCGGAGTGCCTATTGATTTGTATTGCATGGACGCTAAAAACATTGAGTGCGTTCACACGTCAGAAGGCTTGTTTTACACTGACCAAGATACAAAAAAAACATATGTTTCACATGAAATATTACATTTCAAATCTTTATCTAAAGACGGATACAAAGGTGTTTCACCTATAAAACAATGTAAACAAGCTATTGGTTGGGGGATAGCAGTGGAAACTTACGGAAATACATTTTTTTCCAATGGAGCAAAGTTGAGCGGAGTACTGTCTACTGATAGACAAATGTCGCAATTAGCTATTGAAAGGCTGAAACAATCTTTTCAAGAAAATTACTCGTCACTCAATGATTCGAACAAAACGCTTATACTTGAGGAAGGATTGAAATTTCAACAAGTGAGTATCAGTAATGAACAAGCTCAATTCTTATCAAGCAGAGATATGGCGGTTCAAGAGATAGCAAGAGTGTTTAACATACCGCCTCACATGTTAAAGGATTTGAGTAAATCATCTTTCAACAATATAGAACAGCAATCCACTGAATTCGTACGATATTCAATAATGCCTTATCTGGCTAGTATGGAACAGGAAATGGATTTGAAATTATTTAAAGAATCAGAGAACGGCAAGGTGTTTACGACGTTTGACGCTAACTCAATGCTCAGAGGTTCGGCAAATGACAGAGCTGAATTTTATGATAAGATGGTAAAGATAGGAGCAATGACTATCAACGAAGTACGTGAAAGAGAAAATATGAACAAGGCTGACACTGGCGACGATTTGTACATGCCTCAAAATATGACGCCGGTCGCTGAATCAGATATAGAATAATGGAAACAAATAAAAAAATATGGAGTAATATGGAAAATACCACTGAAAAAAGATTCTACAATATAGAATTAGAACAAAGAGAAGGCACTGAATCTGCTACAACTATTGTTGGTCACGCAGCAGTATTTAATAAATTGTCCGAAAATTTAGGAGGATTTCAAGAAAGAATTAACACAGGAGCGTTTGACGACGTACTTGGTGACGACGTGAGAGCGTTTTTCAATCATGACCCAAATCATTTATTAGCTAGAAGTAGCAGTGGTACTCTTAGATTGTCCACTGATGAAGAAGGTTTGAAATACGAATTTGACGTGCCGGACACTACATCAGGGCGCGACTTATTAGTATCAATGAAAAGAGGCGATATTACACAGAGTTCATTTGCGTTTACAGTTGAAGATGATTCTTGGGAATCTGAAAACGGAATGAATATCAGAACGATAAAAAAAGTGAAAAGGCTTTACGACGTATCACCTGTGAGCATACCGGCTTATCCGGACGCTGACGACTTGGTGGTAGCTCAAAGAGGTTTAGCTATACACAACGAAACACAAAACAGAGTAGATGAAGAAAAGGATTTAATCAGTAGAAACTTGTTGGAACTAAAATTAAAAATAATAAAAAAAAGAAAATGAAAAATTCAATAACTTTGAAGGAAAATCGTTCAGAGGTTTTTGCAGAACTTGAGGAAATCAAGGATTTAGCAATCACTGAAGAAAGAGATTTAACTGATGACGAAAACACGAAAGTGGATGAGTTGTTAGCATCAGTAGACGCAATTGATACGAAAATTGAGCGTGCTGAAAAATTAGAAGAATCAATGAAAAGAAGTGCTATGTTAAGCGGAGCAGCTAGTGTATCTGATAAAAAAGAATCAGACAAACTTACTACTGATTTCAGATTATCAAAAGCAATCAGTCAATTTGCTGTAAACAGACTTGACGGAGTTGAGGCTGAAATGCACCAAGAAAACTTGAGAACTAATCCAGGATTCACTGGTTTAGCGGTACCAACATCTGTGTTAGCTGGTCCGAGTAAAAGAACAAATCCACAATTAACGACTACTGCAAACGAAATGATTGCTACTGACGTTTATGATTGGATGGGGACTTTACAAGCAAAATTAGTGATGGGTGACCTTGCTACTTATTTGACTGGATTATCTTCAAACGTACAACTTCCTGTGTTATCAGGTACTACTGCTGGTTGGGGTACTGAGGTAGCAGCAGCAACAGACGCAGCAACAGCAATCGGTGGAGAAACTTTAGCGCCACACAAGTTAGCTGCTTACATGGATATTTCAAAAATGTTAATGGCTCAAACTTCAGGTAACATAGAGTCAGTAATCAGAGATGATATGAACAACGCAATCGCAGCAGTATTAGAGGCGGCATTGTTAGGCGGAGCAAATGGTGCTGGTGCGCCAATTCAAGGAGTTTTTGACGCAGCAAATCAATCTATTGCTGGTGGTACAATGACTTTAGCAAAGATACTAGAAATGGAATCTGATATTGCTACAAGCAACGCTGAAGGAACGGCGTACATTACTTCACCAAAAGGTCGTGCTTTATTGAAGAACATAGTTGGTGAGGCGGGAATCACGTCTACACAGACAGGATACGGAGCTCAATTATGGAACATGGATAATACAATGAACGGATACAGTGCAAGAGCAACTTCAAACATATTAGATACAATGACTGCCGGTGGAGCAGCTGTAACTGGTGGAGCTGAGTCAGGAATTGTGTTTGGTCAGTGGAAAGATTTAGTAGTTGGACAATTTGGTACTGCTCTTGATGTACTTGTTGACCCATACTCTCAATCGTTAACTGGTGAAATCAGAATTGTTATCAATTCGTTCTGGGATTCAGCGTTCAGACGTCCGGACTCGTTTTGTAGAGGTTCTTTATCATAGTAACATTTTAATCAATGAAAGGGCAGTGGGAAACTGCTGCCCTTTTTTAATACCTAATCATGAGCATATTCAATAATTTTTCAGCAAATCATTTACCGCAAAGAGGATTAAAGAGAACAACAAAATCTGGTTCGCGCTTGTATCTTGTGACTCTTGATGAGGCTAAACAACATCTTAGGATAGCTCACAGTGATGACGACGCTTATATCATCAACATAATTCAAGCGGCTCAGTTGACTGCTGAATATCAGTGTAATGTAGATTTCACGATTTGCCAATGGCTTTTTACTTGTGATTTATGGAGTCAAACGATATCAATTCCATACGGACAAGTTGATAAAATTTTAAAAATTGAATATTGGGACGACCAATCAACGTCTGCGTTACAAGTTTTAAATAACAGTAATTGGTATTTGGATAATGGTAGTGAGCCGGCTAGAATAACAATGGTAGACCCATACAATTATCCTTCTTTGAGAAACGGCACCGGAAATATACGAATTTCATTTTCAACTCAAAATATTAATGTTTTTTACCAACAAGTAGCAAAACAAGCGGTATTAATAATGCTGACTGATATGTACGAAAATAGACAATCAGTGATTGTTGGTAGAATAGCGTCAACGATACCTAGAACAGCACAATTTTTACTTGATACAATCAAAGTACAGACGTTATGATAGCAGTGGGAATGATGGACAGACAAGTGACTTACTATAAAGCAAACAACATAGCAAACACAAGCTATGGCGGAAACGCACAAACAGATTACAGTTTGTACGGAGCAGATTACGCCCACATAATTTGGAAAACCGGCAGTGATATATCTGAAGAAGGAATGCAAATGCAAGACAATCAAGTTGTTGAGTTTTACGTACGAAATCAGCGGAGAGCAAACGACCTTACAGTGAGAGATTACGTGTTGTATGGAGAAAAAAGATATTTCATAAAATCTATTGATGATATTGATGGTAGAAAAAAATATTTAAGAATCACCGGTACTAGTGTTCAACCAATAAAAAACTTGTAATGAACATAACTAGGTTAGAAGGTTGGAAAGGAGTACAAGCAGATTTGGCAAAATTACCATATCTAATTGACCAAAAGAAGTTTTTCATAGCAGTATTCAGGAAGTCAGGAAACATCATTAAAAAGAAGGCTAAAGGCATGGTGCCGGTCAAACATGGTATTTTGAAAAAAGCAATAAAAGTATTTGTCACTGGTAAAGGTAGAAAATTTGGATTTGTCACAGTGGGGATTAAAATACCTAAAGGTGAGCAGTGGGACGGCGGACCTATTTATGGTCAGCAAATAGAATTTGGTACAACTCATCAAGCGCCTCAACCATTTATGCGACCGGCTTTTGAGCAATCAAAAACTGAGGTGAAAGCAAGTATGATTACAGGAGCAAAAGCAATAGTAGCAAGAGCAATCAAAGGATTGTCAAAGGGCAAAAGATATTATCAGTTAAAAATATGAGCGCAAATATTGGCATAACAATTTATACGAAATTATCTACAACATCAGCAATCACTGCTATTGTGGGTACTAGGATATATCCAAATGTTGCTCCATTGTCGGCTGCTCAAACATTTCCGTATCTTGTGTACAATATAATTAGTTCAACACCGACTAACACAAAAGGGAATAAGGACCAAGGCAACGCGGTTATTGGTGGACCGCAAAACCAAAAATCACCATTAGATATAATGAATGTTCAAGTTAGCATATTTTCAGATAACATTCAACAAGCGTCAGATTTATCAGCATTGGTAAGAGCGTCGCTTGATAGAGGTATTGGAAGTGGATTTTCAGTGGGTACTGGGGGACCAACTATTGATTCAATAGTTTATGATGGTATGCGTTCAATGTATGAAAAAGATATTTTGCCAAATGGCGTTTTTCACATAGCGCAAGATTACGCAATCAGAGTTATGAATACATACCTTGACCAAAATCCATTTCTTAATCAGTTTTCACTGAAATTTGACGGCGTTGACGATTATTTGGATTGTGGAGATTCTACTGATTTTGAGTTTTCAAACGGAAGTGTTGACACGCCTTTTACACTGAATTTATGGCTGTATATGACCTCAGCGTCAGGCGGTCAAGGAATACTTGGTAAAAATTCATCAAGCATAGCAAAGGAATACGACGTAATGATTGCGTACAATAATTTCAGAATCAGATTGTATGACACAGCAAACGGAGGACATTTATCACTAGGAACGACAAACCCACTACCTCTCAATCAGTGGAGTAATGTTTGTGTTACTTACAGTGGTAGCGGAACTCAAACCGGTCTAAAAATTTATGTGGACGGAGTAATGCCGTCACAAAGTTACGCATCAGGCGGTACGTACGTGTGTATGCAACCTTCAGCAGCAGCATTGAGAATCGGCACCGCAGTACCAAACTCATATTTTGGAAGTAATATTGATGAAGTTTCAATTTTTAAAGCGGAACTCACTCCAAGTAAAGTTTTAGCAGTTTTTAATGCCGGTACGCCACTTGATTTGATTAATACACCTTCTGTATCAGCAAACCTAGTAGGGTGGTGGAGAATGGGCGAGGAAGGTGCGTTTCCAACAATTTTAGATAGTAGTACAAACTCGAATAACGGAACCATGACGAATATGGCGCCAAATGACATTGAAAATTTTGTACCATAATGAAATATATAATTTTTGAAATCAGTAAATTAGCAATGGTAAATTTCCAAAAAGTTTACGAAACAAACGCAAATACGTTGAGAATATCATTGAATGAAGATTACACTATTTTAAAATTTAAAGGCGTAACACCCTCTTTTTTAGAAGGTTACGAGCAGTATACACATACGCAGATAATAGAAATAATTAACAACCCAGAAAATGGGTGGATAACGAAGGACTAAAAATAAAATTATGCCACATATAAAATTAAAAAAATCACTGAAAAGATTTGATAAAGTATTTGAACAAGGAACTGAAATTTTCATTTCTTGGAGCGGTTACAGAGAATTGTTAGCAAAAGAAGTTTGCGCAAGACACAAAGACGACCCAATTAAACCACAGAAAGTAAAAATTGATACGAAAAAATAATGGCTACAATTACAGCAATAAACACAATAAATTCCACAGGGCTTGCGACTTTATCTTACACCGCGTCATCAGGTGAGGGTGATAAATTTCCTAACACTGGTAATTATTACGTATCTATCAAAAACGCTAGTGCGTCAACAATGACGGTGACGTTCGTAGCTCAAGTCACTTCTTTTGATTCTCCTGTGTACGGACCGGCAGTCAAAAATAATTCAGCACT